GGGTTTTACATTTGCTACACGTAATAGTGGGGGAAATGTAACAGAACGTATGCGATTAACTTCAGATGGATTATTAGGAATAGGAACTACCACAATAGGCTCTACCTTTCAAGTCAATGGTAACGCAACTATTGGTTATTCAGCAAGTACGGCAGCACCTACAAATGGATTAGTGGTGGCTGGGAATTTATTAGTTGGTACAACTGACAATACGGGCACTGATAGGGTTAGGGTAAATAATGATGGTACATTAGTTTATTCAACAATTAGAATGACCAATGCCAACTCTACCGCAAATATGTATGTTGGTGTAGGTGGTTCAGCAGTAGCAAATACTGCTTTAAGAAATAACGCTTATGTATGGAATGCAGCCGCAACTGCTTTATTGCTCGGAACAAGTGATGCAGAATCGATGCGTATTACAAGTGGTGGTGCTTCAGCAAATGTTGGTATAGGCACTTCTACTATTGGTTCTAAACTCCAAGTCAATGGAAATGTAGCAATAGGATATAGTGCCTCAACTGCTGCTCCTACAAATGGATTGGCGGTAGCTGGCAATATACAAGCAGGCTCAACAACGGCAGGAGCCCAGATAAATGCTTATGCATCTTCTTATGGTAGTAATGGTTTATTTAATGCTTATGGAACTGATGGTGCAATTAAATTGCAAATGGGCGGTTTAGCAAGTACCCAAGCATATATTTACACACCAGCAAGTGTTGATTTATTATTGTTTACTGGAGCGGCAGAAAAAGCAAGGCTTACAAGTTCAGGAGAATTTCAATTAAAACCTGCTGCAAATACGGCAGCTTTATCTACCTCTGCCTCTTATTCCCTTACTGGCTCAAATGCTCAATCTTTATTAGACCTTGCAGGAACTTGGAATACAACTGGAAATCCTACTGCAATAAAATTAAATATTACAAATACTGCTTCAGGTGCTACTTCAAGATTAATGGATTTGCAAATAGGTGGAGTTAGTGAATTTTTAGTTAATAAAGATGGTGAAGTTTTAATTAATACTTCAACTGATGCTGGAGCTTATAATTTACAGGTTAATGGATCAGTTTATGCCACAGCTTATTATGAAAGTTCTGATCTTAGAAAGAAAGATGTTTTATCTGAACATATGGGAATTGATGGTATTAACACAATAACTTTTAAATGGAAAGATAGCAGAGATAGTTTAACACATATTGGTTATGCTGCACAGCAAGTTGAAAAAGTCCTACCTGATGCAGTAAAAAATAACCCTGATGGCTATAAGACAATTAATTATGATGAGGTTCAGACTCTTAAAATAGCTAATTTAGAAAAAGAAATAGCTGACCTTAAAAAAATAATTAAAAAACTAATAAAATGAAAAAAATAATCTTTGCTTTATTAATTTTAATTTGTTTTAGCTTTAAATCACCTATGGCTTCAACTTGGAATGGTACTGCAAGCAATGAGTTAGTATCTGGTGCAGCTTTATCTAATGGTGCAACTGTAACTGGTTTATGGACTGTTACTGGTACACCTCCTGCAACTAAAATGATGACAAAAGCTGATTTAATTACATATACTAATATTCCTACAAGCAATTCCCCTTTATCTGGGTATGCTAATAATCAATGTGTAACTAAACAAGCAATTTCAGGAGTTTTCTAAATTTAAAATAACATAAAATGAAACATTTACTATTAATTTCGGCCTTCGCCATTTCCCTAACATCATATTCTCAAATATCTGCTGGAACAGCAACATCTACATCTGACACAATAGTTATAGTGCAAGATGCTTTACAGGTAGAGCCTGTTCTAATTAATGCCTTGACAAAAGACACTTGTTATCAAATTCTTTGGAATGTGCAAAATATATCAAGAGATACTACGCAAGGTTCTCCTTGTAATGTCTATATGTATGCTAGAAATGGTGTTAACTTTGGTCAGGTTAGTTGTTACATACCCAAAGAAATTATTAATAATTGGGGAACAAACAATACCATTATTGATGATTATGTTTTAGCCTATTTTGGTTTTCGTAGAAGGGGAGTTTCAAAAACAAAGTGATATTTTTTTGGATTTTTAAAAAAATTATTATATTTGTAAGGGGAAGTCTTGGCTGAGTGTCACGTTTTCCTCAACACACAAACAAAGCAAAAAACAAACAATTTATGAAAAGAAAACTTTTAATTCTAGCAGTCTTATCAGTAGCTCTACTATCTTTTGTAGCGGAGAAGTTTATCGTGGTAAAATTCAAAGAAGACCAAATCAATTATCATTGGCAAAACTTACAAGCAATTAAGCAAGTGGTAAACCAAAGTTCACTTCCTCACAATCAGGTTGTATTTATTTTGCAGAGTGTTGATAGTCTTCAAAAGGATATTCAATCCAATCTAACAATAGACTCAACTTCTAAAAAATAACAGGCAATGACTGACGGAGTCCTCATTTTCCTCATCACCCAGACAGTAGCTTTTATCGTAGCTCTTTTTAAAATCTATGTTCAGGTAACCGTAAAGATGAGGGAACTTGAACTTCGTATAGAACAGAATGAAAAAAAGGATGATGTTCTATTTAAGAAATTAGACGAGATTGCTACTCAAATCCACGAACTCTATCTTGAGTTAAGTAAAAAATAAAGTTATGAATAATTCACCCTTTGGAAAACTAAACTTACGTGACCTGATTAATGGTATCGTAGTAGCGTTTTTAACTGCGGCACTTACTGGCTTAATCCAAATATTGGATGCAGGAGGACTTCCTACAACTGAGCAGTTGATTGTTGCGGGAAAATCTGGTCTCGTAGCTTCCCTCGCATACCTATTAAAAAATCTAGTGAGCAATTCACAAGGCGAAATGGCTACAAAAGAACCGCCTACCGCAGAATAAAAAAAATTATTTTATGGATTATGGGTTAGTATATGGACGCAGACTCTTATGGGTTTGCGTCTTTATTTTTATAGGGTGTAGTGAAGTAAAGAAGTTAGAAAAAGCAATTATCAGACTTGACAAAAACAAAGTAGTAGCCGCTAACTACTGCGATACAAGGTTTCCAAATAAGGATACCGTTATTTACAAAGATTCAGTTCATTTTGATACACTTTGGCAAATCAGTCCAGCGGAGATTGATACGATTTATAAGCGGGATACTACTATCGTTACCGTGACTTCCCCGACAACCAAAGTAGTAGTCAAAACAATAACAAAGATTAAAGAAGTAATTAAGGAACCTACTGCAAAAATAGAGGAGCAAAGAAACCTTTACGTGAATTGCGAAACTAAATATCAGTCCTTATTTATCAAATGGGAAAACGCTGACAAAGAAAGAAAGACGTGGAAAGAAAGATTTTGGTGGTTACTATTAGTCCTGTGTGCAATAGCGGGGTATATTGTTAGGCGTCCCATTGTAAGGCTAATTAGTAAACTACCAATTGGATGATAGATAAGCTAACAGAGTCTAGGATTTTACTATTACACCCGAAGATTCGTAAAGATGTTTTGCGAATGTACCGGGAAGAAGTGGCACCCGCTTTAACCAATGGGATTTACTGCCGTTTTACCCATACCCTTAGAACTTTCGAAGAACAAGACGAGCTTTACAAGATAGGCAGAGAAAAACTATTTGACGGAGACGGCAACAGGCTAGGAATTGTAACCAACGCAAAGGGTGGACAAAGCTATCATAATTTTTCTTTAGCGATAGACTTTTGTATTATGGCATCCCGAACAGCTACGTGGGATATATCGGTGGATCTGGATAAGGACGGGAAGGCTGATTGGACGGAAGTAGTAGAGATATTTCAGCGCAACGGCTGGGAATGGGGCGGTTCGTGGAAGGGTAAGCTCCGTGACTTCCCCCACTTCCAAAAAACATTCGGCTACACAACTAAGGAGCTATTAGAAAAGTGGAAGAAAGGAGACACTTTTTTAGATAACGGAATAAAATACGTCAACCTGTGACAAAGGCAGACATAGCCAGAAAATACCGAAACGAGTACGGAATGGAGATGCCGACGCTGAAGCTCGCTAGGATTATGTTTTCAAAGGAGAGCTTAACCTTTAAGGACGTAGAGGATTGCAGAGATGTTTTAAGGGGCATAGAAGGCAAGAAAAACAACAAAAAAAACAAACGATACAAAATAACCCATTTTATGCCAGAGCGTCCTAAAAACCCTTACAATCTGCCTGAGAGCTATCAGGAGAAACGGGAACCACTACGACTTCCCCTAACGTGCAATAACATACTCCTAATATCAGACATACACATACCCTATCACGACATAGATGCTATTACAATAGCCTTAGAATATGGTGTCAGGGAAAATGTGAATACGATAGTCCTGAACGGCGACGTCCTCGACTTCTGCCGAATTAGTAGGTTTGAGACAGATTTCTCCAAGAGGAGTGTAAAGCAAGAGTTCGATGCCGCTAAAGAGTTCTTAAGGGTGTTAAGACAGATTTTTCCTACCCAAGAGATTTACTGGATAAAAGGGAATCACGACCAGAGATATGAAAAATATCTTTTTCAAAAGGCTTCAGAGATTTGGGATGATCCATACTTTAGATTAGAAGAAAGGTTACAACTCAACGAGGAGCGTGTACACTTAATTGATGACAAGATATTGGTTAAGGCTGGGAAACTAGCTATTACCCACGGCCACCACATTTTTAAGGGTATCTTTACTCCGGTGTCTCCTGCTCGCGGAGCTTATATGAAGGCAAAACAGAGTGTCATCGTAGGCCACTTGCACAGAAGTTCGCATCACGTCGAGAGTGATATGGAAGGCAATCTAAATGCGGCTTGGTCAACTGGTTGTATGTGCCAACTCCGAATGGATTATAGTCCCTTGATTTCCAATTCACAACACGGTTTTGCCCACGTCACAGTTGAAAAAAATGGGGATTTTATTGTCAAGAATTACTCAATAATAAATGGTAAATTGCACTAATGGAAGAAGTCTTTGACGATATCCCTATCAACCTTTCCCCCCACGAAGACATAACAGCCTGTTTTAGTGCTTTGTCTGCCTTAGAAGATTTTGATTATGTTATGTTAGGGGAAGAAGAGAAAGAACTAATAAGGGAAATAAGACAGATGTCATTAAAAATCATACACGCTGGAATAAAAGAAATATACGAAACGAATTGTTACAATGAGCAAGAAACCGATAACAGTTAGGTTTGGAAAGCTCGGAAAATATAAAGCCGATGGACTTGCCTATGTCGATAAGAGAAAAATTATTATTGATAGTAGGCTAACTGGTGTTGAACTTCTTGAAACCATACTCCACGAAATAGCACATATCCAACAACCCGATTTATCCGAAGAGGCCGTGCTAAGATACTCAAAGGAAACGGCTGAGATTCTATGGAAAATAGGCTACCACCTGACCGATAGTGGAAAATAAATGCAAAAGAGGTGGATTATCTAGCTTATAGTGGAAAATATTTTAAGTAGATTTGCTCTAACACAAACAAAATGATAGTAGAACTCAACGCTAATGAGGTGCTAGTGGCTACCTACATTGGATCAAGACGCAACGCAGAGGCATCTTTTAGAAATAGAAAGCCTAGATTTCCAGAGAAAGTACTTGGAGAAATGTGGGGGTTTCATATTGAGGCGGCCCACGCGGAATTAGCAGTAGCTAAATGTTTAGGTATTTATTGGGGGTTTGGGGTGAACACCTTTCATGTAGAGGATATTGTGAATACGAAGATTGAGGTAAGGTTATCGTTGCGGGAAGATGTGAAGGTCAGACCTGATGACAACGGCATTATTGTTTCCGTGACAGGTAAATGCCCAAGATACGAAATCAAAGGCTGGATAAAAGCTGAAGATGCAAAGCAAGATAAATGGAAATACGAAAAGACTTTACCCCTTTGCTACTTTGTTCCTCATAATGAATTAAAGCCAATAGAAATACTAAAATGTCAGATGAAATAAAATTTCCCTGTACGGGTTGCGGTGCGTGTTGCAAGGTCATCTCTTGGGCAGATGAGATTATTGTCAGGGACGATCCGGAACACCCCTATTACTTCCCCTACACCCATAAAGAAGGAGTATGCGAAAAGCTAGGAGAAGACAACAGATGTACTATCTACGAAACAAGACCACTCATTTGCAGAATAGAAGAATCCTGTGAATATTTCGGACGCGACAAGCAGAAATACTTTGAACTAAACATAAAGGGTTGCCACGAAATAATTGATAAGCTGGGTATGGACGAGAAATGGAAACCACAACTTCCCCCTACACAATAAGCCTATCAATATCTACATTATTATCTTCACAGACCTGATAAAAATGTTCCCAGACTTCATCTAAGTCTAATCCTGTTTTATTTTCCATTTCCTTTTTGCTATTATGCAAAATATGAAATAAAACTATTGCCATATCCGTACTTTGAACAGCTCTTAAATGGGCCATTCTATCGTCTGGATCATCAAGGTTAAATTTCAGTATTGCTTCCATAGGTTTCGTTGTAGTATTGTTCTGCATTATTGAATTCACTAATGTCTATAACTCTATCTATTCCATTATCTTCTTCTGCTTGTCTATATCCCGCATTAAAATCATCCTTCTTTTGTTGCTTATCCATTTCTTTGGCTTGTTCAAATGTGATATTTGGTACCATATCTTCAAAAAATCCAACTCTTATTAACTCTTGTTTTAACCATTCTACTGCTGTCATATTATTTGTTTTAATCTTCAATTAATGTAAATGATATTCCAATAGAGAGAAAAGTCCATATAAAAATAAGCATTAGTCTCCCTTCCATCCTCCAATTTCTAAAATCCAATTCAAGCGATAAAAAAACAGCTATTAGATAAAGGAGTATAAAGAGAAGTACTGATAGTAATATTTTCTTTTTCATATTATTTGTTTTAATTGTTAGGGGAAGTGGTGTCATTACTTCCCTGACCATATGTTTCGTTGTAGTATTGTTCTGCTCTGCCCATATTGGGGTCAAAGTTTGTTCCCATACTGTCGTATACTGCTTTCATTATCTGCTCTTTCTCTATTGCTTTGGCTTGTTCAAATATTTTTGTGGGATTGAGCTTTAGTATGGTAGCGTCTTCATTTTTTCTTCTACCTTCTAATTCTTTATCTGCTTTTACTAGCTGCTCAATCAACCATTCTACTGCTGTTACCTTTTTGTTGGCGTCACCGATATGGTATGTCATATTATTTGTTTTTAGTGTTAGGGAAGATGTAATTAATAAAAACTACCCCCGAATAATCTATTTAGTTCTTCTCTTTCCTTTTTCTTTTTCTGGTGGTACGACCTATTTCTTTCAGTCGCACAGGGAATACACAAATTGTAGTAAGATCCGTTAGTTACATTTTTCTTTAATTCGTGCCTTTCAAACATTCCCTTACACCTATTACATTTTGTTTTCACTTGTTAGTTTGTTTAGCGCAGATAAGATAGCGCAATTAGTTAATAAGATACATATAAATTTTAATAGTGTCATAAAAACATTGTTACGATTTCCCCGAACATAAAAATCCAATACACCACTATAATAATAGCGGTAACAAAAAATAGTATAATATTTTTCACTCAACATACTTTTGATATATCCAGTTAAATAAAGACATTCCAATAGCAATAGCTATCCACCATAATATAAAGTCCATACATCAATTCGTAGGATTGTTTCTACCATAAGATACCCCGCAGTTAAAGGCAAATACTATAATGCTTTCTGCCGTTTCAATGTCATCATCTTCAATCTCAATAGTTGCCCAGTTGTCGGTTGATTCTGTAATTTCAGCGTCAATTCCTAGTTTGTCTAGTTCATCTCTGAAATAAATTGCTCTCTCTTTGGTTAATTCAATTACTAACATAGTTTAGATTTTAGTTTTTTAAAAAAATTGTAGATATCAAGAAGAATAAAGCCTATTGTCATCGCAATCCATACCATAACAAATACGGGGGTGCAGATAAAATAGTAGTGCAGTCTTTCTCTTAATCTCATAGGTTAATAGATAAATGATTTTCGTTTATCAGGGTTTTCCGGATTGCCGTAAAAATGAACGGGTGCTTTTGACGGATACTTCTTGTCAAATTCTCTGGCGGTGTACCACTTGTTCCCCAGCTTAGTCTTCATCACTCCATCAGGGGTTAGTATCCACGACCTATTATTACGAAAATCTACTGCTTGTAGCCACTTACCTACGGGAGTATCGTGCCTGTTTCGAGGGTTATACTTTGCCATTACTCAGGGGTTTTATAGATTACTTCTTCCGTTTCTGTTTCCTCTTCCCACCTTTTGGCAAACTCAATAGCCCTATCTCTATTGGTTTTTATACCCCAAATAGGATCATCTTCATTATATTCAAGTTTATAGCTATAAATTGCCAGTATGGATTCTCCAATTACCTTTGGTTGTGTTCCATACACTTGAAATTCACTCTTGTTAAAACCTTTGATGTGTTTGACTGTTGCTTTTCTTTTCATATTGTTTAGTTTAGTTTTTTACAATGAGGGCATACGGGTATGCTCTTTTTCTTTTTAAAAATAGTTTGTGTAAATAGTTTTTTACACGCGGTACATTTAATCCATTTGCTCAGAACGCAAAGTTTTTTGTTTCCTTTCTGCATTTTACTTGCCATTCTGAATTGTTTTTCTCTTGAAAGCCGAAGGTTAGTTTTGATTGTCTTTTCTTTAAGACTACCCCCTCATAAAGAGGTACGCGCACAAGTTCACTATAAAGCAGGGAGAATACATTGGCATAGGTCGGCGATTTGTATATTCCTTCAATGTCGGTAGCGCATAGGTAGTTGTATATTTCAAGACCTTTATCAGTTACTAACTGGCGACAAGGGTATCGTTGATCTATTAAGGATAGTCGTTCCTCAAAGGTTTTGCCTATCAGATATTCCCCCGCATAGACAAGACAATCCCATATTACAAACTTATCTCTTTCTATATCTCCTTTCTCTCCTTTTTGTCCTTTGTTTAGATACTCTCCGCAATAGACATACCATTTTCCGTCAGGGGAAAGTTGCCTGAATTTTATGTCGGGGGAATATCTGGCAAGTTGTAACTTATGCCTATTGTACACGTGCAGTTCTTCCCCGTTAGTAAAGACAACACAGGCAGTACCATTGTACTTGACTTGCGCCAAGTATTCTTCGTTGTCGTACTTATCTAACTCCTCTGGTGGTATCTTAAATTGAGGGCGAGGCGGGTAGATATATTTAAAGGTTTCATACATCATCTTGTAATTCGTTTATTTGTTCCCATAATTCTTCCTCAATACGAGTGTTTATCTTGTCGGTAATATCAATACAATACTCCCCGATATAGACTTTTACACTCTGCATAACCCTATACATACCCGAAAGGTCGTGCCTTCCATGTCCTTCTTCTATTTGGGTTACGCGGTCTTTTTCGTAAGAAATGACAAGTGGTGCGGATAATTCTGCTATGACTTCCCAAGACATAATAATTTTATTGTAGGTTTTTAACTAATGTGGTTAATACTTCTTCTATTTGGTGTATTTCTTCGTTTATTTTAAAAATCTCTTTGTCAAGTTCAATCATTTGCGTTAATGATTGCTCTCTGCTATCTTTTAAAATTTCTTTTTGTTCTTTTTTTGTATCTAATCTTTCGCAAATAAGGTCTAAGATTTCTTGTTTTTGGGTTTTCATATTTTTTTATTTTTTAATGGCACAAATAGGGTTAATTAATTCCATAACTTGTTCGGGGTTTGAAAACTGCAATAAGCGGTCAATACTTCCCTTTGCTACTGAATAGGTGCGTTCTCCACTTATTAGATTGGCTTTGTCTGTTTCTTCTATGTCGGGGGAAGATACGATAAGGTCAGAAAGGATTGCCCCGTATTTCTCAACAAGTTCGGGATTGAATTTGTATATCACTTCTTCCCTCAACAACCCGTCAAAATTGCCCAGTAGTTCCGCCTTTGTATCGTCTACTGCGGTGTACTTATCCATTACAATAAACATACAAGTTGCCCCCGTTTCATCTTGAATCTTAAAGTTTTCGGGTGTGCGCTTGTCTGCTTTGTACTGCTCTAAAAATAAGGACTTCCCCCGCACTTTAATATCCCCCTCAATCATCTTTAATTCCCCCGTAAGTGCCTCAATCTGGTGTTTTAATTGAGTAAATTTACTCACCTTATTGAGTAAATCAGGTGCTTGTAATACTTTTTTGTCTGTTTTCTTTGCCGTTGGCGTTTTTGTTGTCGCGTTTGCGAACAGGTTTGTTTGTGTTTTCATAGTGTTTGAATTATAGGTTTGTTAATCTAATTGCTCAAAAGGTTTGTCGCTTTTTTCAAGAGTAACATCTTGTAGGCTATCGGCAATTTGTGACCAAGTACGATTGTTTTCATCATCTTCTTCTTGCATATAGGAACGGAAGTCGCTAATCAATTCTTCCATACTTTCGGCATTGTAGCCTGTTGCAAAATAGATTCCGCGTTGGTGGTCAAATACTCTGTAAAATGTTTTCATAGTGCATTTTTAAAAATTACTTGATTGGTGTCTGAACTAAATACCTCAATAGTCGATTTGTCCTCATTAACATCAGGGGTTAGCGCGTCCATTGTTTCGTACAATACTTCAAATTGACTATCTACTTCATCGTAATCGCAATTATCTTCCATAAATAAGACCTTTTGAACTGCCTCTTCGTAGGTTTCTGCCTCAATGGAAAATTTAGAACGTGTCCAGACTGAACATTTTTCATCTCTGTAAAAATCAAAAGTTTTCATAAGGTTTTTCATTTTGGTTGAATTTTAGAATTTGTTTTAATTAATACAATGGGTTCCATATTATCTTCATCTTCGCTTATTATTTCTACTCCATAATTGTCATTTAATAAGCTGGAAAGTAATGTTTGTGCTTGTTCATAGGTCAAGTTCCCCTCTACAACTATTGATTCACTATCAAGACTTTTGAAAGTTGCAACTGAATAAGTTTCTTGTTTCATAGGTTTAAATTTTAGATTGTAAATATAGTGTCAGGACTTCCCCCGACAATAAAATATATTGTTAAAATAAATATAAAATAATCATTTAGCTAAGTAGTTCTCCCACTCTTTTATGCGTTGCCTTTCTGCCAATATCCTTTGAATGTTCTCTACCTTCTTTTTAAGGGCATAGTAATGCTCTTGCTTACAATTAGCCAATCTTTTACGAAGGGCATATAACTGCCTTTCTAAGCTATCGTAGTCATTTCTAAGGTTGCCCATATAACTGAACCATTGGTCTGTTGTTGATCTTGCGTGGGTTTCCCATTCTTGTTTGTTTGTAGCGGTGTTTGGGGGGTAGGTGGTTTTCATAATGTTGGGGGAAGTTACGGGTTAGATAATTTGAATTTGGTTATTAATAAGCCAATCAGCCAGTAATTCGTTTACTTCGTTTTCGTTTTGTTTTAGATTGTTTTTAATCATAAGTAAGTCAATTCGCAAGGCGAGGTGTACCAATTCGGTTTCTGTTATCATAGTCGTTTGTGTTTTAAAAATACCCGTATAAAACCATAAAGGGGAAACGCGGGGTTAATGTTTTTCATCAGCAAGTTAGGGAATTAGTTGTTAATTGACAACTAAGTTAGGATAAATTAGTAATGTTTTGTATAATTTTTAGGTGTCTGTCGGAACTTCCCCCGACATCAAGACCTTCTTTTAAGAATAGATCATGTACCCTTTTTCTTTTGTGGTTACTGCTATCTCTTAGGTAATGGCGGTAATCATAGTTCCAAAAATAGGCTACTCCTAAGTAGTTGTTAGTGCCTACATACTTTGTGTCTAATTCGTGTATGTCGGCAAAGGCTTGTGAGGTTATGTTATTGAGGTTAATCATTTTACTTTTTTTTATTTTGTATGGGGAAAATGTGGTAAATGAAAGGGCGGGGTACTAAACCCCATAACTTCCCCCGCCCCTTCGTTATCTTTAATACAATGTATCATCTGAAATTAATACAAGCGACCTCAGTTCGTTATTTGTTTCCTCATCGAACAAATCTTCTTCAATACAAGTACACACTTCAACATCAGAATAATGATTCGTGCGGTAATTGATTGTAATTTTCGAAAGGTCGTGTCCTTCTTTTTTTAGTTGCGAAAACAAATCGCATAAGGTTTGGGCGGTAAGTGGTTTCATTTTGTTTTTGTTTTAGAATTTAAAGGTAGTTAATTGACAACCTGAGTACCAAAAAATAATAGTTAAAACTTTGTTAATGTCATAACTTCCCGAAACATTACAAAAGTCCTTCATCAGCAAAAGATAAAAATTTATTGTCTGGTGTTAAAATAAGGTGGTCAATTACATTAGTATCAATATAGGCAACTGCCTGTTTTATTTTTTCGGTTATACTCTTATCAGCGGGGGATACTTGTAAAGTTCCGGAAGGGTGGTTGTGTGCTAAAATTATACCACTTGCAAGGCTATCAACTGCATATTTCAAAATTAGCTTAGGATCGGCAACCGTTCCCGTTATACCCCCTTGACTAATCTTTGCCCAACCTATTGTAACATTGGCGCGGTTTAATAGCAATACGAAAAAGCTCTCATAAATTTCAATATCATCGTGCCAAAATTGGCGGATAACATTGAAGGCGGTTTCGCTACTTGTTATTTTTATTTGCGGTATGCCTTCCGCCTCTGTTAGTTTCTTTATGGTGTACTGCTTTATCGTTTTAGGTGCTTTTTGTTTTTTGGTGTTCATTGGTTTGATTTTAATGTTAAGGGAAAATACGGGTGTCTGTTAGGACTTCCCCCGCGTTCATCTTATTCTCACTACATTTTTCGGGGTGTAGAAATTCCTCTTTGCAAAGTAGCAACCCCCCGCCCCCGCTTGTCGGTAGGTAGTGCAAGAGGTAAAGACCAGCGCAATAAGTAGCGCAAAAAATAGTTTCTTTTTCATTGGTTAAGGGTTTTAAAGTATTGGCAAATATTCAGTTCCATAGATTTCAAGTGGCGCGGGGTGTGTCATAACTTCCCCCCGCGTTATTATTTTACAGGGTTACATTGTCCGCCATTGTTTGCGTAATTTGTCCAGCTCTTGCAAGTTGGTCGGTGTATTCTACAAAGGCGCAACGAATGTCAGCGGGGTAGTCGTTTTGCGTTTTCTTTGCGCGTTTCAGCTTTGCAAGTTCGGGCGCGGTTTCTTGTAACATTTGCCAAAAATTGGCGCGAATTTCTGTTTTTGTTTTCATTGTTAGGGGTTTTTAATGTTTTGTAAATTTACGGGGTGTGTTGTTAATTGACAACCTTAACCCGTTAAAAATTTGTGAAAATGGGCGGGGGTGTTAGGACTTCCCCCGCGCCATTATTTAAGCCATTTGGTAGGTAGTAACTTTAAATGGGTTGTATCCTTCTACTTTGCAAGAATTAAGCGCCTCAATGTCAATTTTCACGCGGTCAAAGATATTCGCGCCTGTTTTAATCCCTTCTACTACTGCGTTAACTGCGGGATCTAAAATTGGTTTGACTTTTTCAAAATCAGCGCCACAATACACACATATTGCCTTTGCACCCGCTTTGAGGTGCACGAATATACTCCCGCAAATATCCTGTATTTGCTCGGTGGTAAATAGGTCGTAATTGTCTCGCATAAATTCAGCCGCTTTATTTATACCTTCTTCCCCGTAAAGGTCAAAAGACAGGTATTTAATATATCCCGTTTCCTGTTCTTCGTACATCACGAAAATTGGCGAATAAGTAGAATTTTTAACTGCGTTTAACTTGCCATTTTTGGGGTTGATAGTTTGAAAGGTAGTCCGAAAACCTTTCCCGCGTTTAAATTCCAGACCAAAAAAAGCGGTTGTCCTCAATCTGCCATAAGGGTAAGAATTTACTTCCGCTTTGTGCGTTGTTGGAAAAAATTTTTTTCCTGTTGTTTGTGTGTTCATAGGGTTTAAATTTATATTGTGTAAAATTAAGGGCGGGAACTTCCCCGCCCAAAAAGAAAGGGTTAATCTTTTGTTAATGTGTCAAAAATCGTTTTCCGCATAAGTTTTGACCGCTTTCATATCTTCATAATGTTCCAAAGTTTTATCATAACCTTTTATTTGTTCGTAAGCTTTATTTACTTGTCCTCTTAAAAAAGCGTCAAAACTGCATAAAAGATAAAAATCTTTATTGTACTTGTCGCAAAGTTTTGTGTAAAGTTTTCTTTGTTTTTTTGTTAGGGTGTTCATTGGTTTGGGGTTTTAGGTTTGTGGTTAAATAATGTTTTTAATTGCTGACTCAATGCCCGAAGGATTGCAACCCGCGTAAAGCATGGCAAGTGCTAACAATTTTACACGTCCCTCTCCTTTTTTAGTTGCATAAGATAAAACGCGCATATAATCCCCGTAATAATTTTGAGTTGTTGGCTTTTGCGCGTGTATATCATCTAAAATCGGCTGAATTGTTTCGGCTATTGATTTAACGGCCGTTAGTGTTTCGGGGGTTAAGTGGTCAAATGCTTTGTTCATTGTTTTGCGTTTTGTTTCCACAAACCTAAGACGCCAAAAGTTAAAACGGTGTTAATGATCAGTTAAAAAGTTGTTAATTGACAACCATAAGGGTTTGCCCCTATGAGTGCGATATCTTCCCCTTAACCCAAAAACACAAGAAGGAACAGACCATTGCCCCCGCCAATGGATCGACTGGCAGGACTTCCCCCAGCGCCTCAAACCAAACCAAGAGCAAAGCATAAGACAGGGATAGACCAACCCCACCCCACCCCGCCACCCCCATAACTTCCCGCAACACATCAACACAGGCAAAAAAATAGGGGTACCCGATAGAGGCAAACCGATGCCCCAAAAAAAGCACCCCCGCGGAATCCGCGGGGGTGTCCTACAAGAGCGTACCTGAACCAAAAAACCCCTCCTAAGAATAAGAGGGGCTACACAAACAATAACAAGAAAAACGCTGCCCTGTAAAGGTACGATTGTGATGTGTAAAAGTTCCCCAAACTTTTTCCAAAAAAAATTTGGAAATAGTAAAACAGCGTATTATCTTCGCTGTGTTTTCATAGGCAAGCATAAGGTTTAAAGTCGGGCCTGTATTTCTATACGGGCCTCTTTTTTGAAACAAGAAAAACGCGCTATAAAATGACACAAACAACAAAAGACCTCCTTAAGGAGGCAGAACCGATTTTCGCTAGACTTCTTGAATTTGAGGCAAGTCCAAGGTCTTTGCCAGATGTATTGGAAATGCTCGATAATCTTGAGCCACCCGCATCGTGGATATTAGAACTTCCCTCACAACTAAAAGAAGGAACTTACAAGACCATACCCCTAGACCTGATGGAGGCCGCTGCAAAACGAATATTTGGCTATTCTAGCGGCATTACTGAAATTGGTGAGCCAATTATCGTCCAAGATAAAACAGGCAAATTTTCGGCCTCTGTGTGCGTTGAATACGGCCTACACGGTGACTTTGGTACGCTAAGTCTAAAAGGAATCGCTTCCGTGACTTCCCCGACCATACAAGGACTAGAGCTGGCTACTCCAAAAGCCTCTTCAATGGCAGTAAAGAACGCCCTTAAACAGCTAGGAGGACTCTTTGGTAAGTACTTAAATAGGGTAGAAGAAGAGGAAATCATAGAAGAACCACAGATGAACTTGCAAGAAAAGATGGATTCACTTCCCGAAACCCTAAAAAAGGTCGAAACACTTGAGGACTTGAAGACATTTAGAAAATTAGTGTACTCTAAGAGTATTTCCCACGAAGTACAGGCAATTTATGAAGAAAAATTCCGTCAGCTTAAGGGAAAATAACCTAATTTCCAAAAAAACACATACTTAATTTTAAAAAAAACAATATGAATTGGGATAATTTGCTCGTTAGATGCTCTTGTCTTGGTAAAATTATGACACCCGGAAAGGGTTCTGTACTCACGGAAAAGCAGGCCGAGGAGCTTGATAGACTATCAGGACTTCCCCAGCGCACAGAAAAACAAGAAAACACTTACCAGACACTGCTTGCTAAGAAAAACGCACCACCCGAACTATCCGATACCGCAAAGAGCTACCTCAAAGAGCTTTATGTCTTCCATAAGTACGGAAAGGAAACCGTTGGAGGATCTGAAAGGTCAAAATACACAATAAAAGGAGTTTCGGTTGAGGACAATAGCATAAAACTGCTGAATAGACTTGATAATTCGTACTATTCCAAGAATCAGGACTACTTCACCAACGAATTTATATGTGGCACACCCGATATCGTTGCCACGACTTCCCCCGACACCAAGAAAATCATAGACATCAAGTCCTCTTGGGATGGAGCAAGCTTACTATCTAAGATAGGAAACCCACTAGACTCTAACTATTTCTACCAAGTTCAAGGATATATGGCACTAACAGGAGCAACGGAGGGTGAAGTGGCTTACTGCCTCGTCTCAATGCCAGAAGAAATCATCAACTCTGAAAAAAAGCGCATCTTCTACCTAATGAATCCGGCAACAGAACAGAACCCGGAGTACCTCGCAGCCATAGACAAGCTGGAAAACAATATGATTTTTGACGAAATCCCCGAAGAAGAGAGGGTTGTACGCTTTAAGGTAGAGAGAGATGAAGCTGTAATTCAACGCATCTACGAAAGAGTTCGTACTTGCAGAGAATGGCTTGCCGAATTTGAGAAATTGCACACCGGACTCAACAAAAAATAGGTAATTTGCACATTAGAAATGATAAAAAGAGTAGTTTTAAATATAACCCCTCAAACACACGTGCGAAGCACTCAGGGTGATCGTATCTTTTTTAGGATACCGAGAAATAAACTTAATCCGTCTGGTTTAGCTAGATTAAAAAGGTTAGAAAAATACAACGACTACAAGGCCAGCCTTCTTACTTTAGCAAAAAAAGAAAAAATAAGGTTTCCAGAACAAGGGCTTGAGATAAATTTTTATTTTCCTGTAACAAAATCTTGGACAGACTTTAAGAAAAAAAATTCTCACCTAAAAGGCCATACATTAAAACCCGACCTTTCTAATTGTTTAAAGGCGCTAGAAGATGGTTTATTAAAGGAAGATAAGATGATATTCCATTATGCTGGATTATCAAAGAGATGGGTAAATCAGGAACACGGGTATATTGAATTTATATATCATCCACCTTCAATAGGAAGTCAAGATTTGCTAATGTGAGAAAGTTGCCTATTATATTTGAGCCGGGATTCTCTTGGAATAGATACGCCAGCGGAATATATAAGATAACTTTTGGTCAAAAATTTTACATAGGAAGGTCTCATTTTTTGCTTGCAAGGTGGTACACTCATTATAGCGACATAGAAAAAAGTTTAACAGATCCGTTTAACCCAAAATTTGATTTTTACGGTTCTCTTATTTCTTATTTACAAGAAAATCCAAGAATAAAGGTTGGTTACATCAAGTTAATCAAGGTGTGCGAAGATTATATGGATATGTGTGCATCCGAAGATATATTGCTCCAGTCCTACAGGGGCCATCCAGATATTGCAAACAAAATTCTTTCTTCAAGGGTAAGCCCATCTCCACCAAAATTTATGATACAAATTAGGAATACAAAAAATAAAAGATACTTTTATAACCCTTTCTTTGAAGAAGTTTACGAAGATGGAGATGAATTAACTTCTATTGGTCAAAAAAGAACAAGGAACCTTTCTAAAAATAAAAGACAAGACGATATTGATTATTTCCTTTGCCTTCAGGATTACGTAGAAAAATTCGGTAAGGACGCCTTGCACAACAAGCTTTCCAAGTAATTTTTTTTGTTTGCTTCTACGAAGTTATTCGTACTTGCATTAATCTTCAAAGAGTAGCGAGTCAATCGCGAGTATATATACTCTTAATTAAGTAAGTATTTGTTTGCCAATGATTTACAAAGTACATACGAAATGATTCGTAATTCTAATTTATTGATAATCAAATAGTTATGGGTTCCGATATTTGGTA